GCGCTATAGATGCTTGCTTCATTCAATGACTCTCCAGAAGGAATGCCTAAGTATAGCCTAAGTAAACGCTACTTGTCACTTATGCTCTTCGTTATGTTTCTTAATAATCGCTTGGTTAGCTTTATCGTTTACATAACAGTTGTTTTGGTTGCTATCTATTTTAACACCAACTGCTTCTGACATCGAGTCTTTCTCAGCCTCAGTAAATTTTGCAAACTCACAAGGACTATCTAATTCAAGAGGAACGTGAATAACACGGTATCTATCAATACAGCCGCTAGATACGATCGCGCCAATCAGCACTATCATGATTCTTTTTATCATTCTCTGCCTCCTTTTTAATCACTTCAGTCGCTTCTTTCATCTGCTCGCTAATATCATCTTTAATAACATGACC